TTTCCAGTTTCTTAACTGCCTTATCAGTATTAATTTTTATATCCAACATAATCTCATTCTTCTATAAGTGATTCATAAATATCTGCATAATCTTCACTATCTTCAAATTTAGGAGTTGTCATCTTACCAGTCTTTGAAGAAGACTTACTCTGTAATCTGCTTTTTTCGGCTTCTTTCTGTTCGGCTTTGATGATCTCTAACTCATTGTTCAATAGTTGTGCGAAGATGAGATAATCCATTTCCCAAAAATCTTTCAAAGATAAACCCATTCCTTTCACCCTTCGTGTTAAAAGGAAATACTCATCGATAAACTGTTTTTCGATGAGTTCGGATGGTTTTTCCATAAACTCATCAGTATCTTCTTCAATCGGATTGAAAGGACTGTTTCGCTTCTGCAATAATATTCTGTTTCACGAATTTCTCAACATCCTTTGGTGATGCACCAAGGCTTAACATCTTCTTAATAGAAGCCAACAATCTGATGATAGTCATATCACTATCATCTGCATTCTTCACAAACTCTTCCTTTGTGATTCCTTCTAATTGAAGTTCTGCAAGTTCCCCATATTTCTCTAGAACATATTTACGAATCGCTTCAATCTCTTTTTTATGTTTTTCATCAAGGGCTTCGCCTTTTTCTATAAGTTTTCTTCTCTGATTAGACAAGTCAACCATTTGCATACTATATTTTGTTACATTGTTCAAGTCGGCATCGGTTGGCTCTTCCTTCTTGTTGATTGCAACAACTATATTGTTTATCGCTTCGATTTCAGTATTTATCGCTTCAACATCTCTTTCAATTGCTTTCGCTTCATCTGTTAATGGTTTGTATTTCTCTTGTTCGGCTTCAATGCTCTTTTGATGTTCAAGGATTTGTGCATTTGTGCATCTTTTAAACTTATATTTTTTACCACATAATTCAATACTGTTTTTGGAAAAATCCATTATCTCATCTCCTACAATTTTTTGTTTAAAAAAAAAGCACACCACCCATTAATGGGTAGTGTAATTCATAGTGAAAATTATATCAATTTACTTTTAAGGCTCTTCAGACTCTTCATCCTTAATCCAGTAGTAAGGTTGGCTACTGCTATCAGTAGATGAACTTGAACTGCTACTTGGGGTTGTTTGAATTGATTGGGTTGCTTGTGGAGTACCCCAATGCAAGTCTTCCAATTGACTTACAATGTCAATGTTTACTGGAGAAACTGAACCATTAGTGACTAATTGGTATTCAATATTGATGGTTTTGGTTTCATCCCCACTTAAATCGCTCCAAGCCTTGGTGATTTCAACCTTTGGCAAGTACATACTGAATGATTCATAGACATCTTCACCACTAACCTTTCCAAGTTTACGATTAGTTCCAGTAATAAGTATTTCTGCAAAGTAGTTGATTTCAGATACAGTAGTTCCATCAACTTCATTGGTGTACCATTTGTCAATAAGGTGTTGGCTTCTTGGATTCCATTGGATTTCTAATTCACCATCGTTTTCAAATGCTCCTTCATCCTTGATTCCCCTACCAAATGGAGTACCAAGACAAAGGAAGTCTTCAAGGTTAGTGTTGAAGGAATTAGTGGAACTTACTACACATCCATAATCATATTGTGCCAATTGCTCCTCAGTCAAGTCAGTCAAGTCAGTTCCAAAATCTGCAATGTAAACCTTGATGTTTTGTACACCTAATTTTGATAATGATTGACCTACTGTTCTTAAAGGATTTGCTTGGTTTAAGATAGGTGCATTTGAACCAAATGTGTATGTCAAATTGATTCCATCGTTGGAAATTTCATATTCCAATTCGCTCATTTTCGCATTATCATAAGTGATTGCATCATTATCTACTGCAGAATAACCATTGATAATGGTTGCTAATGGTAATTCTTGGGGATTTACAAGGTCTTGGTAAAATTTCCACTCATAGACATTGCCACTACCAGTTCCATCCAATGGAACTGTTTTTTTATCGTAAGACCCAAGTAGCATATACCAACCATCTTCAAAGAACTCACCGAACATTGCCTTTTGTTCCCATTGTGGCTCTGCACTCACTTGAGTCCTATCGGAAGCCAATTTGATTGATTTAGACCCATCGTGGGCTTCCCAATCGTCTGTTTCCATATTAGGCTCACCTTCAAAGGCAGAACCCCTAGCCATAATTCCACCCCTTACTGGAACACTTGGATATTCTCCAGTTTGCTCATCCTTCTCTTTAAGGGCTATAGACCAGTAGTGAAAAGATTGATTATATCCAGTCATTTTATTCTTTCTCCTTTTCTTCTTTCACAGTCTTTTTGACTGGTTTTTTCTCTTGCACATACTCAAAGAAACCAGTTTCCATACATCTATCCACTAGTTCGTTTGGAATGTCATATACTTTTCCTTTTTCCAAGACTTCATCGGATCTTACTACACGATAGTGGATAAGTTCCAAGATTTTCTGTGGTTGTGCATTGTATTTAAGTTTCATAAATATTACTCTCCCTAGTTTAGCACATATTCCATCTCATAACGAATTGTTATTACATTTGCGAAGAATTCATCTTCGTAATCTTCTCTGAAAGATTGTTTATATACTGATATGATTGGCATAGCACCCACGAACTTCAAGTTCTGCAATTTTGGGTGGATGTCTTGCCAACTTCGTTGAACATTCAAAGTTTTTAACACAGATTCTTCAAAATCCCATAGTTCTTCTATGAGAACATCTGTGTCTTGAGTATAAGTGTACAGTTTGATGTCAAAATTTCTAAAGTATGACCTACAATCTTGGTTAATGACCATTCCCCTTTGTTCGGATTGGTCATCACCATATTTGACATCAAAGCATATAAGGGGCAATTCGTTGTTGGCATTTATGGTGTAAGGGTCAAAGTAGTATTGCAAATCGTGATAATCTTTCATATTCTCATCATCAGACTCAAAATACTCTGCGATAGATTCAAGGATTTCCCTTAACACACTCATACATACCAACTTCCTTTATAATATTTCTTTGATTTACTATTGCACCTTGTCTTGCAGTTAGGGTCTACATTGCAGAATTGAGTCCAACCTAACAATTTCAAGTTAGGATCACCATAACCATTACTTGCAAGATAATTCTCAATAAATCGGTCAATCTGCTCCAATAATCTTGTAGCATAATTTCTACTCTCTTTCCGACCATCATCCATCACTTTGCCTTGGTTTTCCCAATACATCAACCAAGAAAAGGCAGAAGCCGATTTAAAACACAGATGCTCAAGTTGTGGTGGAATTTCATCCCAACTATAAGCCCTTAACTGATTCATCACATAATTCTTGCCAATTATAATCTGCTCATCAAGGTCTTCTAAAGTCAAGTTAAACTGGTCAACCCTTGCAACAAGATTGCAAAGATAAAAATCATCTACTGCCTTATTAAATTCAATATTGATGCAGAATACTGATGAAATCCAACGATTCTTCTTCTGCATCTTGGTATTTGCTTTTCTCACCAAATATCTGAATTGATGGTAACCATCTTCGTTGATGACAGTATCTTCGTGACTTATATCATCTGCTTTAAGTTCAACTTGATTAGCAACACCACTTCGTGTATTACTAAACCCTATTGTAATATCACTTGGTTGAATAGTTTCATCAGAATAGAACAAGATTTCAAAGTAATCTATATCATTGTAATCCCTTACCTTTGGCAAGTGAATTCTCACTTTTGATCCTTGTTCAATTCCAGTTATATGCAATGAATTATTAAAGTCAGAACTGTGTTCTTCAACCAGTTCTTTTTCACCAGTTGTTTCAATATTGTCAGTATTATCAAATTCATAAGGATATTGTCTGTCTATATGTGCTTCTCTTAACCATTGGAGAACTTTATAATAGTCTTCCATCTTGTTATCCATATTTTCGCTCTCCAATTATAAAATAAATGGCAGTTAATACACCTAACTGCCTAAAACATCTTCGACTTTGACCATCCTTTTACCATTTTCTAATGCATAAGTTCCTACACCAGTAGTGAACTGGAACTTGATTAATGGTTCGGATTCTCTGTCAGAGTCATCATATTTCAATACATTGATTAATGGGTAGTATTTATCATAAACTCCAGTAATTGGAACTTTCTGAACTTTAGGGTTGAAGAAGTCCAAGTAGAAGATTTGTAAGGATGGCATATCAGTACAGAATGCTAACAATTCCTTGTCATCCATAGTCTTACCACCCCAACTGAAAGTCATTCCACCTACTTGGAAAGCATTGTTGATGCCTAATCCAGTATTTGGGAAAGTGTATTCCATTCCTTGAACTTCTGCCTTGATTTCAAGTTCAGTTAAGGCTTCAAGTCCTAAAGCACAATGGTTCATATTGTAACCATCTGCCATCTTGTAGTTTCTTATCTTGGTGATGTCTGCGATGATGTCCTTGATTTCCTTGTCAGTCCAGTTGTTAGTCAAGCCATAATTAGTGGTTTCATCAGTTGCACTTGCTACTGCAGATTCATATACATTTCTGTCGATTTCTTCTGCAAGGTAATTACTTACTGGAGTCATCATATCAACTACAGAGAGTTCTTTTTCAATTAAATCTCTCATTTCGACTTCTAATTCGATACCATACTGTTCAAGTCTAAATCCTTGGGGAGTGACTTCAGAATAGCGAATTCTTCTCAATCCAGTACCTTCTGCCATTAATTTCTTCTTACGACCCTTGGTTTGAGATTCTGCCTCTTCTCCCTTCCATATATCAGTAACTGTCACTTGCTTGTCGCTTACTTTCTCTGTAGGGAAAAATCCAGCAAGATTGAACTTCCCAAAGGTGTCTTTTCTTATCTTTGCAGTATAGAGTCCACCATAGAACTCCTTATTGATTCTTTCTAAAGCATTAGCCATAAATAATCATCTCATATAAGTATTAAATTTTAAATAAATTAGTAATAATAAATGTTTAAATTTCAAATCCCACTATGGGTTAGTTGGAGTTTCTGTTACAATATCCATTGCAATTGCTAAAGTAGTATCCCCACTAACAGTCACTTGGCTTGGATGCTCATAGTCATCATAGCCAGTACAAGTTGCACTAACATCGTATTTCTCCAATGGCACTTCAATCACAGTCTGACCACTTACATCGGTAGTTCCAGTAAAGGAAACCCCAGTATCATTGTAATCAGTAAAGGTCACAACTGCATCTTTCAATGGGTCAGTACCATCGGTCACAGTAACAGTAACTTCTGCAGTAGGATCACTATTCAAGAAAGGGTATCGCATCTTCATAAAGATGCACAATAATGTACCCACCACTATTTGCAGATTTGCTTTCAAGTGCTTGACATACTTGCATACTTGCAGTAGAACCAGTATACTTATCTAATCCAGTATTGTAAGCATCAAGACACAAGTAATCTCCACTTACGATTGCAACATTATCATCTGCTAATGGTAAAATTAACTCACCAGTATGTAACTTGAAAGCAGTTACAAATCTTTTATAAGACCCATCATTAATCGCTTCGGTTGGGAAAGCACCACTTGGGAACTCTGGATCATACATAGTGATGTGAGTTGCTTTGGTGGTTGCTTTGGTTACTTGCAAGTCTTTTCCACTACCTAAATCGAATTGTAAAAAGTTTTCTGCTCCTATTGGGTATTGGAACTTGAAGAATTTTTGTTTTGCACCATTAATAGTGGAATAACCAGTATCAATACTGACATTTCCTTCATTACATTCGTAGGTTCTTCCTTCTGCTTTTTCAAAGAAAGTTCCTATAATATTGTTAGTTGCCATATTATTTAATCTCCTAAATATAATAAATTATTAGAGTATGTTGTTGGGTAAATTTTTTACCAATGGGTGTTCTCCTTTTCCCATTTTGCAAAATATTCTGCAGAATATTCATCTACTTGGTCTTGTGGTGGCACATCATCTGCATCACCATCTGTGATAGTATCTACACTTTGACTGCCAACACTTCTATTTGGTTCAGTAATAATCTTTGAGTTTTTCATATGCTCCAGTTCCTCTACAGAGAATTTTTGGAACATCTCAAGTCCTTTTTCATCATCACCTACTATTTCTTTGATAAGTTGCTCCTTCGCCTTCGCTTCTTGTTCACGAAGCCTTTCAGAATCTGCCTTATAAGACTCTGCACTTGCTTTCAACTCATCAAATTGCTTTTGCAAATCCTTATAACCATTAAGAGCATCTTCACTTTCTTTGGATTTTGCCCTTAACTCTTCCATCTGCTTTTTCAAGATGCCGATTTCTTCTCTCTGTTCGGCAATAGTTTCTTCTTTCTTATCAAGCATCTTGTGAAACTCTTCACTCACCTTACCATCTCCTTTAGTTTCTATGCTATTGTAAATTATATTACTCCTAGGGTTCTTTGTTAAACCTACAGAAGTCATACGAAAGTTTCTAGGTTCATAATAATCTCCCATATCCACTAAATCACAATCAAAGACTGGACTTAACCCATTCCCAGTAATATCAATGTCTGATGGTTTATTTGCATATAAAACACCATTGATATACTTCAGATTACCTAATGAACCGATAATTTCATCAGAATGTTCCATTGTCACATCAACACTTTGTGTATCATTTGCGATTTGCTCAAGGAAATTCTCCTTGTACATTATAGGCTTATCCAAGCCCAAATCATCATAATTGTACATCCCCATTTGCCAAACCTTAATCATCTCTTCTTCCAAATTTAATCACCTTCTTCTTCAAAGTAATCTTCATAAGCATAAGCCAACTCTTGATAAGGTGCAGAAAGTTTATCACTTATAGGGATTAATTCACAATGACCATTCAAATGGTCTTCTTCCCAATCATCCTTCCTTCTTGGCTCTAGGGTTTCTTGATGCAAACACCAACCACAAGTAGTGTCCAAATGGGCAGATTGCCAAGTATACAACATATCTTCACCATACTTGAAACCTTGAACACTTCTCCTTATTCTCTGTGAAATTTTACCAGTTTGGTATTTCACAGTTCTCTTTATTCTTCCTATCGCTTGTTTCAATTTCGGCTCAAGATTGAAATCTTGCTCTCTACCCTTATCCTTCATCACTTGTATGTTGAGTTTAACTTCATTTCGTAAATTTTGTATAGTATTTTTGATAGTTGTTTCTGCTACAGTTTTTGTAGTCTTGATGTTGTAATCCAAGTTAACCTTCTTATGATTCTTTGATGGGATGTTCTCCCTTAACAATTGATTTTTGACTTGTGCATTCTCATACTTTTCAAATTGTTTTTCATTTAATGATAGCAATTTCTCTTCTAATTTAACACAATCATCATCAAAGTGTTTCTCAATGTAATCATATGACTTGGATGAATATTTTTTAGTGAAATCGTACAATAATTGCATCATCACTAATCCATATTCCTTCTCATCAAGGTCACCTTCATACTCTTTATAGTCGAATAGGTCTGCCAAGTTTGTCAGTATATCTGCCATCCTTCATCACCTATTTTTATATCTCTGTTGCTCCCTTGTAATGTTGGGAACATCGTGATTAATATTCGTAGATGAGTTCGGATTCTTCACAATACTAGTTCTTCCTTCCCTATCAAAGTCTTCTTGACCCTTTTTCACTATAGGTTTGTGCAATGAGTTAGGATCAGTTTCTTCATCTAATAATTGGGTTTCTTCATAATCATCCATTTCAAACTCTATCCAACATTCACCATCAATATGTTGCAATTCCAGTTCCTTGTCAAAGAGTTTCTTAATATACTTTGCAACCCAATCACGATTGTATTCAAGGAAAAGAATCCTACCAGTAGTTTTACTGTCCAATTGGATATCTGCAGTTGCTCTGTTTGATGATTCAGAACTGAATACTGCCTCTGGAGTGTTAAGGGCGATGTACACTTCTTTTTCAAAGTATTTAATATAATCTTGAATTTGTGGTAAACTTCCACCCTTTAACAATTCAACTTCAATACCATAAGGTAATATCAAGCAACCTTTCATATGGTAATTGTTAACAACTTCTGCCACTTCATCCCTTGCACTTTCATCAAGGTAAGTGTTCATCTTGTTCTCATTACCCATAGTAACAGAGACGATATTAGAGTTCTTATAGACAGTTAAAGGCATCTGCTCCCTTAAAACTCTCTTATAATAAATAGGTTCTAATGCACCACCCATAAGGGCATTAGCCTTACCATCCCTTTCCAAATATTTCATATGTTGAATTTCATCCAATTCATAACTGATTTCCAATTCAGTAAGGTCTTCTTCAAGTGCATCAAACTTCTTCTTTAACCATCCCTTATTGGTTCTGCTATTCTTCTGAATCACTTGCTTGTAACCACAGACTTCTCCTTCTTCATCATAAATGACTTTAATACGATAATCAACACCATCATAAGCAAGGAATGTCGGTTTTATGTGATTTTCAACGATTCTCAAATGTTGGAATACATCACCATCCACGAAACCTTTCCAAAGGATATTGTCAATGATATTATCCAAATCCCATTCTTCAACCATATCTTCAAGATGCTTAACTGCCTTATCATTATCGCCAGTTATGTACCATTTCGTATTGGTTTTGGTCATAAGATCCATAAGGATACCTTGTGCTTGGCTATCGTGAGTGGAAGCGAATCGGCGATTCTTCACAGTATTGCGAACCCTAGATGGGGTAGCCTTATACAAATCAACAGTATCACATTCTCTTCTTTTCTGCTCATCCAAACCAACTTCAAAAACTTCATTCGGATGACTATTCAAAAGTACCTTACTTGCTTTGCTTATTCTTTCATAAATTCCTATAATTCTCACCCCCATCAAGTTGATTAAGTCTATTCTTTAGTAACTATAAATTTTAACTGGGTCTTTCATTTGCCTATCTGCACTCAAAATACCCACAGTTCCATAAATGCCATATCCCAATGCATCCATACTGTGATCATCGTGTTTAATAGGCTTGTCAATGTCATTCCCATCCTTATCTTTCTGATAACAATATGATTCAATTTCACGAATAGTATTCACACATCTCTTCGCTATGTGGAGTTTGCAAGATTTAACTGCCTCAATCTTCGCATCTACATTTTTAATGCCACCTACTGCATTAAAACCATAATCACAGAACTCTGCGATTCGGTCTGGCTCTGCAGAGTCACAATAGACAGTATCTACTTGAGAAGGGTTCAAATTGTGCTTTCTTAACAGTTTAATGCACTCTGCGATGAATTGATGATTAATAAGGTTTCTTTGGTAAACTTCATCAACCACATAACATTCTCCATCACACCATCCAAGCAGTAAAAAGCAACTAGGATTGTTGAATCCAAAATCGCAACATCCAGTATAAAATTCCATACCTTTAGCAGATTCGCCAATATCCCAATGTTGATAAATGAGACCACCACTATCTTGCCAAAGCCCAAGGGTCAATCTAACGAAGTTTTCCCAATCATATTTCTTCCTTTCTTCTGCCATCTGAATATATTCCTTGCCAACAAAGGAATTATCTGTATAATGGAAATGAATAATTTGTATCTTGGGATCATCCTTGTGCAAGTGGAATCTCTTGTAAATCCAATGAGATTTAGTGGATGGTGTAATCACAAGTAAAAGTTGCCCATAATCTTTCATACTGGCTTTACCCCTTACCCTTGACTCCAATTCGTTAAAAACATCTTTAGAAATCTCTTCTGCTTGTTCTACATACACAAAATCAAGGTTTAGGCTTCTAATCTTCTGTGGGTCGTCCAATCCTTTAAAGGAGATAGTAGAACCAGTAGGAAAGGTCATAACCCCTTCAGACTTGTTTTCTTTATATGGAATCTGATAATTATCCAAGGCTTCACGAATCTCCAACCAAGCAGTCATCCTTAAACTAGGCAATGTCTGTCTGAAAACACCAATTCTTGCATTCTTATGAGTCAAGGCATACAAAATAACCTTATGAACTGCAAAGATAGTTTTTCCACTCCCTGCACTTCCTTCGACCAACAGATACTTATGCTTATCTTTTATGTACTTTTCTTGCTTCTCTGTTAGTTTCCATTGAATTGTAGCCATATGCTCACCCTATTCATCTTTTTGGTCTTCTTCAAGGAGTTTCTTCTCTTCTTCACCAAGTTCATAAGGAGATTTAGCAGTACTGATTTCCAACTTGAAATCATTATCAGTCTGCAAAGCCATCTGCTCTCTCTTACCAAACCTATTAGGATACTTTCTCTCCAAGATCCAAGCCGAACTCAACCAGTTACCTTGGTCTATTGCAGAAGTGTAAATCACATTAAGTATATCCATTTCGGCTTGTGCCTCACACTCTGTAACCCTTTCATAAAAGGTTTTGTAAGGCTCAATGCCTTGCTCACCCTTCTTCTTCCAATTCGCATAAGTAGTTCTTGAAATCCCAACACTCTTGCACACAGTAGTGATATAATTACCTTTCAACACTCCTTCGCAAATCTTATCACACACAATCTTCGTGAGTTTACTCTTATTCACCATCTCCTACATCAACTCCATCATTAAATTATATGCACGAATTCAGTCACAAGGAAAACAACAACACCAACCACTATCCCAGTAATGATAGCATTTCTTGTAGCATCACTATTCTCATCTTGCCTTAACACTTCATCGTGCCTTATCAGAATCTTTGTCAATTCTTGTATACTCTTCGTATTCTCTGCAAGAGCATCACTATAACTGTTCAACTCTTGCTTAATCATCTCTGTTTCAGTTTCCAGTTTAATGAGCCTTTTCTCCATTATTGCTCATCTCCAACTGGATTTATTTCATAATCATCATTAAGTACTGTCTCTTCACAATCGCAGTTGCCATCACACTTGTCATTACCAAATGCCTTGAAAGTGTTAGGATGCTTTGCACTATACAGTACAAGCACTATGCTCACCAATGCAATGCACAAAGCACTAAACTGCTCTGCAGAAAGATACTGTGCCAAATAAGGTGACAAAACACCATACACTAATACTGCAACAGTAGAAACATTATTCTTCCAATCATCAGTCATATAATCATCATCCAAAAATATTTTGTGATGGTATGCAAAAAAGGTGAAAATTATGGTCAAAAAAACCTAAAGGGGGGTAGGAGATGGGTGAAAATATGAAAAGATATTGCATACCATCACAGAATATCTCTATTTCTTACCCCTAATCATCAACTTATCATTAGGGATGTTGTGCTTGTAACTCTTGCTCCTTCTCCTAGTGCTACTGTATCGTGTATGGATTCCCCTTCTTGCTTCGTTCGGTGCAGAAAAAGGAACAATGTTATCGACTTTTTCCAAGCCGACATACTGTACTGCAGATTGCAATACCAGTCCACACTTGTTGCAGTAGAGTTCTTCACGAACATAATCCTTTCTGAATTTCTTGTTGCCACATTGGGGGCAACATCTCACCCTTTCGCTAGTCATAATCAACGATAATCATCTCCTTACAGTAAATATGGGAAGAAATATAAGTGGTTTTGTTTTTTCATATATATTTTAGGGTTGAAACTATATAATACAGTTGCAATAGGTGGTTTTCAAGTGTAACAGAATATCGTGATAAATCGTGAACAATAGGGTGAAAAAATAACAAGATCCCACCTATGTTTGTACAGAAATCGACCAACTTTGACAAAATTTCACCTATGTTTGTACAAGATTCACCTATGTTTGTACAGAAATCGACTATGTTTGGTTCGTTCGTAACCATACGAACTTGTTGGTTTGGCAAAAAAAATAATAAAAAAGTGGACAGTTGTTCAACACCAAGCAACCAAATGTTGAACAAGTGTTCAAAATGTAAAAAATATGTTACATCTGATTTTCAGAACCATACCCCCCAACAACAAAAACACCCCCCCAATGAATGAATAATAAAAACATATCATTCATTCATAAAAAAAGCACCCTTAACTAAAGGGGAAGAAACATAAAAATAAAAACACTATATGAAATATATATATAACACAACATATATAAATATAACTACTAAATGACAACAACACACCCCCCCCATAAGATAACCCATAACCCCCACAATGAAGAAACATAAAAACCAAAAACCGACCAAACTCCACAGAGCAACACCCCCACCGAAAAATTTTTTTCTTCGGTACTTGCCTAAATGTCGGCAGTAGGCTTCCGATTGCCTTCCTTGGGCTTCTCCGACCTTCTGCATCGGCTATATACTGCAGAAATTTTGAGTATATTGTTATAATATACCATACTGCAGAAGGGTATATGTCGGAAGGCATCTGCCTTCCTTCGGTGGCTTCTCTGCCTTTGTCGGTGGATCAGTAGCCAAGCATTCTCCGAAGCCTTCTGCCTTGGCTTCTGCCTTGGTTCTCTGTCTGTGCCTTTTTTGTCTGAAAAAGTTGCAGATAGATTTGGCAGTTTTGTCAGTTTGGTTGGGCTTTGGTTGTCTGTCTGTCTGTTGGTTCGGTTCGGCTTGGTTCGGTTGGTTGGGCTTCGGTTGGTTTGGTTGGTTTGGGTATTGGTTGCCGATTGTGTTGGGTATGTCGGAAGGTTGTTGCCGATTGTCTGTTTTTTTAGGTTTGCCTAAATATTGCTTACTTTTTTAGGTTTGCCTAATTTTGCTTATGTTTTTTTAGGTTTGCCTAAATGTTGGTTCTCTTTTTTAGGTTTGCCTAACTTTGCTTTACTTTTTTAGGTTTGCCTAAAGTTTGTGCAGTTTTTTTAGGTTTGCCTTAATTTTTTTTGGTTTTGTTTGTTGGTTTGCTTATTGTTGCAATCGGTTTGAATTGTTCGTATGGTTTCAAAAAGTAATACTTTTTCAATCTCGATGATTTGGGCTTGGATTTGCCATTGGAAGGCTCACATAGGTCAAGCCTTTTTGGGCTTCTGTGGAGATTAAATTCGGATTCTTTGAAGCCTATTTTTGCATTTTTTTTGGTATGTTTTTGCAATCTGATGTATATTAAATGTAGTCAAAATGATAAACTAATTATACCTTTTTTTTGCTCCTTTTGTCTGTGCAGAAGCCAAAAAAGAAAGGAAAATTGACTTTTTTTTTAATTGATTTTTTTTGGCTTATAATAGTGGCTTTTTAGCCTAATTGGGCTTGTCTCATTGCTTGTTTTCGTTTTCAGTTTTTTTCGGAGATAAAAATTTGGAAAATCATTGAATTAATTGAAATTTGATTGATTTGTAATACTTTTTATTACCTTCAATTTCTGCTGAAATTCGCATACATACGAACGAAAGCCGATCCCAAAAAAAAATGCCAAGCCAAGAAGCCCAAAAAATTGGGAATTTTCTTGGCTTGGCTAAATTTAAATTTTTTCTGCCTTGTGGCTATAATATACTAATTTGTTTCTATATTTCAAAGTCAAATGCTCGTATTTTCTATTTTGCCAAAGTTTTGGATTTACTCTGCAAATAATATGATATTGCAAATATTTCGGATTGCTTGGAGACAAGTCAAAAGGTTTCCAAATATATTTGGCATCGTTGAAAATGAAATTATTTGAGATTATTTTAAAAAATAATTTGTTTTTGGTTGGCATTCTGTTTTCCATTTTTAGTCACTCTCCTTCAATAACTCTTCAAAATAAATTTCGATTAAGCCTTCTAGTTCGTTTTTGGCTTGTTCTTGGTCATATTCCTTGATGTATTCGATGTTTCTGCCGATTTTTAAGAATTCGATTATTAATTTGTCTTGGAAACTGTCATAATAATATGTTTTGTGATAACCGATTTCAATCATTGCAAGGCAGAAAAAAGCATATCTTAAGATTTTGGCTAATGACTCAAGCAAATTTATCACAACCTATATCAAGATTAGATGTAATTAGTAATTCATAGTTCCTTGGATGATAATTTAAAGCCAAACTATGATTAATATCATTTTGCTTGGTCACATCTTTAAAAATCTTGCCTATGTACAATTTATAACCGAATTCAATCCGATAAATATCGTTGTCAAAGAGTAAATTGTTATCTTTGATTAGAATTGTAATGATTCCGAAATTTAAATCGATTTTGATTGAATAAAACCAATTACGGCTTTTATCTTCGGTCAATAAGTCATTGAGCATCGGAATGCCTTGCAAATTGTTTTTAACTGCGATAAATTTTTTATTTTCAAAATCTGTGATGTGAATTTCATTTGATTCTTTGATTATGTCTTCAGATTTAAAGTAATCCAATAAATTATCCATATTATCAATACTCCTTTTAGATTGTTTGTTTTTACTCTTTCGGCTTCTCTCTGCAGAGATTCCCAAGGCTTTTTGACATCCTTTGGGGATCATACGAAAATAAAAATAAAAAATAATGGAAATTGGCTTAATTTGGTTTTAAGCCAATCTCTTCAAGTTTTTTCAAGGTTTCTTGCCATTCTCTTTCTTTTTTGGCTTCCCATTCTTTTTCATATTTTCTTTGTCTGAATGCTTCGCAATAAGCATCAATTGACATTGCAACAATTTTGAAATGAATTGCAATTCTCCTTTTGTCTTCAATTTGATTGAAATCTTCGGACAAATATGCTTTCTTGGTTTGATAGCCTAATTTCTTAAAAAATTCGGCTTTCTGTTTGGTTATGTCTTCGATTTCTTGAATGTCGACAATTTTGATTGTTGCGAATGGTGGACAAGAATGATTTGCAATGCAATGCAATCTGTCTCCGATTTCGTATTTGTCTTTTTGGCTAACCTGTCTGCAGGTCATCTCCTTTGTCATCTTGTTTATTGGTAAAATATCTGACTCTTTAAAAAAGATTCTTTTCATTTTTTAACATCTCCTAAAATAGTATTTTTTGAGCCTTCTTGACCTTTGAAAATCAAGGAAGACATATGAATTAATAAAAAAATATCCGAAAAATCAAACATCCTTTAAATGCTTGAAGATTCGATTAAAATAAAAGAAAGTAATAAAGAAAGTATCAATTTAATTGAGCCTTTCTTTAAGAATTTTAATGCAATTTTTTTTTCTGTCTGTGGATATTGTAGTTTCTGCAAACAGTCAAATAAAAATAAAGCATCTTAATCAAAATTTGATTCATTGAGCATCACTCCTAATGAAGATAAGTAAATTTCGCATTTGATGAGCCTTTGAAGTATCGGCTACATTGTCGACATTTTTCACAATCGTTTTTGCAAGGTTTCAAGCCGAATTGTTCTGCTTGAATATCCTTGGACATCAAGCAAAGATAATAGCAATTTTCTTGATGTGGCTTGGTTTCTGCAAATCTGTCTAACTCTGCTTGATCTTGAATAATTACAGATTCATTGACAATAAAATTAGGTTCACAGTAGATATATAAATCGAAATCAATTTTGCTTTTTGAGTAACTGTAAAACATAGTTTTACTGTTGTGATGCTTTCTGACATATCTCAACATATTGTCAAAAATGAATAATTGAGCATCGTTTCTGAAATCGGATTGTTGATTGATTCTGACAACATCTGTGAATTTGTCGGCATTTCTGTCAATTGACCAATAAAGAATGGTTTTGTATTTCTGCCAATCATTCTCAAGCCAATATTCAAGGAAAGCAAAGAAAATGTAATTTTTCATTCTGCTTTTGATGACTCCTTGAAATCTTTCATTTTTTGCTCCATAGCAACGATTGGATAATTTGCAGTTACCATTGAGCAGATTTGGGCAAAGATAATATAAGCCATTGGAAACAATTGAGAAATTAACTTTTTTATTCTTTTTTTGGATTGTGAATAACTCTACAACATCCAATTCGGTTCGGATTCCTTCAAAAACTTCTGAAAATGCTTTTTTCACATTCTCAATATGTCTGCTTGTAGGATCTTCTGAAAAGTACAATTTTTCATTCGGAAGGCTTTCTAATTTGCTTAAATCTTCTTTGAAACGATTTTTAACGAATTCTTTTGATTTTTTCATTTTTTAACATCTCCTTTAAGTTTTAAAGCCTTATTTGGCTTTTTTAACTGTCTCCAAGTTTTGAAGGCAGTTAAAAAAGAAAAATAAGAAAAATTAAAAAGATTCAGTATAAATGCTTATAGTAGAATCTTTTTTCAAGATAGAATGTTTCGTTGTATCTGCAAGAGTTAATGAAAAAACTTGCTAAAAAGTAATAAAATACTAAAAAAACGAATATTAATGCATATCTAATCATTTTTTAACATCTCCGAAAGTTTTTTGAGCCTTCTTGACCTTTAACAGTCAAAAGAAGACAAAAGAAAAAAAATAAAAAAGAATCAAAGATAATAAATTTCTTTGATTGTAGAAATATAATCTAAATTTAAGAATGTGAAATTATCCCAATCGATGTCATCTTTCTTGTAATCTTCTCCCCAATCGGTCAAAGCATCAATTTGAGCATCAATTAGATAAAATCTGTATTCGTTGAATCTGCCAAGGAAATTGATTGACAATTTTCCTTCGCAACAAGTATCAAAGCCACATTGCAATTCAGACAAGATTGCTTGATCTTGGTCATCGTATTGCCATTCCTTCAATTCTTTTTCGGTATTGTAGCCAACATCCATAATTAATAAAAATGCCATTTTATTCACATCCGATTTTTTCAAGAATTCTTTGTTGTGATGCTTGGACATCTTTCATATAAACAAGGTAATTTGCTTTGAAGGTTTCAAGATATTTGCAAAAGGAATTGAATTGGGATTCAATTTTAAATTTGTGATGTCCTTTGTGCCTATCTGCAACCATAAAAGAAGTATTAAAGATTTCTTGTGGATTTCTTTTAATTAATGGATGTCTTACTCCATAATCATCTACAATGACAAAGCCTTTTGATTGAGTGTATTTGATAGGCTCATCAAAAGCAGTAAAACGAAATTTTCTTTCAAGGTATTCAGAATCGTTGATTAACTCTTCAAGGTTGTTTAATTCGACAATTACGAAATTAAACATACTTGGAAGGATTTCAGATTTTGCAGAAACGACAGAATCATTCCTAATTGCACATAATTCAACATTTACTGGGCTTAAATTTACTAAATTTTGATTTAACATTTTTTAACATCTCCATTAAGTTTTAAAGCCTTATTTGGCTTTTTTAACTGTCTCTAACAAGTTAAAGGCAGTTAAAAAAGAAAAATAAGAAAAATTAATTTGATTTTTTCTGTTTGATGATTGCTTCTTTGATTTCTTGGTATGTTTTTGAAGTTAATCCATAAATTTCCATTTTTGACCATAGCCAACCTTCTTTGTTTTTTGCAATGATGATGATTGAATCATCAAAATGGATTTCAATGTCTACATCTTCAAAAGCATTCCAATAATGCTCCCAAAATCTGCCAAGATATTCGATAAAATCTTTAACATTGGTTCTCATTGGTTCGGTTCTAATTATTGAATTTGTAGCAACATCTTTTTCTGTAAATTTGTAATACATTGTTTAACATCTCCTTTTAGTTTTTGAAAGGTATTTTGCCTTTCTTGATTGCCTTCAAAGATTGATCCTAAAGGCAATCAAGAAAGACAAAACAAATTGTTAAAAATAGTTTGTTTTGTCAAAAGAGAGTTAAAAAAGAGTAAAAAACAAAAATAAGATTCAATGCATCTTCTTTCACAGAATCGCAAGGAATGTTGAGCCGAAAGAATGCAAATAAATTCGGAATGATTTCCAAGGATTCTCAAGAATCTGCAAAGCAAAAGCCGAAGGCTTTTGGAAATGGTTCTCTACTAACTCACAGAACAGATTTGCTCGGCTTCAATGAATTATATCCGATTTGCCTAAAAAATAGGTAGTTTCGGAAATGGCTTGATAGCATCTGAATGCATTAAGCCTTGCAAATTTGTTTAAATCTGCCAATTATATGTGCAGACAGAATCTGTCTACAATCGCAATTGCGATGACCTTTTCGGCTTCTCACATCTCAACAAGAAGCCTACATCTTGACTCGTAAGAACCTTCGGAAAAGTCAAGCCAAGTGAAGCCAATGAAATCAATTGAAAATCAATTGATAATATTAGTATTTTCAACATAGTATATAAATGTTTGTTTTTTTCTTTGATGCAGGCAAGCCACAAAATCCAAAGCAAATGCAGAAAAAAAGAAAGAAAAAAATAATAATATTATATAATGAAGGTTGGCTAACTTCGGAAACTTCGGAAACTTGGGAAGGTTGGCTAACTTCGGAAACTTGGGAAGGTTGGCTAACTTCGGAAACTTGGGAAGGTTGGCTAACTTCGGAAACTTGGGAAGGTTGGCTAACTTCGGAAACTTCGGA